TATTCGGTGGAAATCGTTGCCGATGAAGGCATCGCCCCAGACGGAACCGCATACCAATTCAGGCAGGCCAGTCCGCTGCGGTTCAACCACGTGGCCTACCTGCCTGACAACAACCCGCGCGCCGGCAACACGCGCATCGGCGACTCCAATTGGGGGCCGACCCCTCTTACGCAGTACGAACTCGCGCTAGTCGACCGGGCGCGTGGTCAGCAGCACCAGCACGGCGACGACCACAATCCATCTACGAGGAACCACCCCATGAGTGACAAGACCATCTTGGTCGATGGGCTGTCCGTCGTCACCAACGACGCCGGCGCCCAGGCCATTGGCAAGCTGCAGCAGCAGCTGAAGGATGCACAGACCGCAGCGGGCACCGCCGAGGCGGCGCACCAAGCCGCCATCACCGCTAAGGACGCGGCCATTGCCAAGGCCGAAGGCGAGCGCGACGCGCTCAAGGCGCAGGTACTTAGCGACGCCGACCTGGACAAGCGCGTCCAACAGCGCGGCGACCTGGTGGCCAAGGCCAAGGCCGTGCACGACACGGACTACAGCGGCAAGACCGATGCTCAGGTGCGCCAGGCTGCCGTGGTGGCCAAGCTCGGCGACGCGGCGGTGGCCGGAAAGCACGAGGCGTACGTGGAGGCGCTGTTCGACGGCCTCTACACCAACGCCAAGCCGCAGGACCCGGTCGTGCAGGCCATGCGCGACAGCCGCGCGCAGCCGACCCAGGTCAAGGACAACGGCTATGCCGCGTCCGTGGCCGGCTTGGATTACCGCACCGCCAACCAGAAGGAGGCCTAACCCATGGCCCTGCAGACCACCTACCCGGACACCCAGCCCGTCGCCATCGCTGGTGCGCCGGCAACCATGCTTCCGGCCACCGAGATCTCCCGCACCGTCGAAGGTGCTGCCATCGCCTTCGGCAAGGCCGTCGAGCAGGGCGCGACCGACAAGTCGGTGAAGGCCTTCGCCGGTGGCAAGTACGTTGGCATCGCCCGGCTGGACCGCTCGGCATCCGGCCTGACCGTCGCCGCTGGCCAGGTCACCGGCCGCACGCTCGATGCCTTCGGCGTGGGCGAGTCGGCGCGCATCCGCACCAAGGGTGACCTCTGGGTCGTCGCCTCGGTCGCCGTTGCAGCACGCGATGCGGTGTATCTGACCGCCGCCGGCGCCTTCACCAACGTCACCACCGGGAACACCGCAGTTCCTGGTGCCAGCTGGGACACCAGCACCACCGCCGCCGGTCAGCTGGCCGTCGTTCGTCTCGGCTAAGGAGCCAACCCCATGAATGGAGCAACCCCCCTGATCGACGCCCAGGCTGCCCTGGGCTTCGTCATCGCCCAGACCACCATCATCGAGCCGGGTATCTACCGCACTGTGTATCCGGATATCCAGTACCGCGATCTGGTTCCGGTCGACACCTCCGGCAGTGAGTTCGCCACGTCGGTGACGTACTTCTCGCAGGACCAGTACGGCAAGGCGGATTGGATCAACGGTAACGCCGATGACATCCCCAAGGCCGGCACCGTGCGTTCGAAGTTCGAGACCCCGGTCTACACCGCAGGCATCGGCTACGGCTACGGCTGGGAAGAGATCGGCCGTGCCCAGCTGCTCGGCGTGAACCTGTCGAATGAAGATGCCGCTGCTGCACGCCGCGCATCCGAGGAAATGGTTGATCGGGTCGCACTGCAGGGTGATGCCAGCAAGGGCTTCACTGGCCTGTTCTCGGCCGCCGGGGTGACCCCGACCGCTGCAGCGACCGGCAACTGGCAGACTGCCACCCCGGTCCAGATCGTGGCGGACCTGAACTCCGGACTGCTGAACGTTTTCAACGGTACGAACACCACCGCGATCTCCGACACTCAGCTTCTGGACTGGGATTCGTATTTCCTCATCAGCACCACTCCGATGAGCCAGAACAGCGACATGACCATCCTCCAGTGGTACCTGGCCAACAATGTGTACACCGCTGCGACTGGCCGGCCTCTCACGCTGCGTGGCATTCGCGGGCTCAAGACCGCTGGCGTGGGTAGCACTTCGCGGTTGATCTCCTACCGCAAGGACCCCAGCGTGCTGAAGCTGCACATGCCGATGCCGCATCGCTTCCTGCCGGCCTACCAGAGCGGCCCGATGCGCTGGGACATCCCGGGCGTGATGCGCTTGGGCGGGTTGGACGTTCGCCTGCCGAAGGAAGTCTCGTACATCGACGGCCTCTGATTCGCCACGGCCCCGGCCATGTGCCGGGGCCTCACTGGAGCAACGCATGAAGATCACGAACAACCACAACGGCCCGCTGGGCCTGTCGGATGGCACCATCCTGCCGCCGGGGGAGGCGACCCAGGTAGTCAACTGGAATGACCTCAAGAAGAACGCGGTGGTGAAGGGCTGGCTGGACGCCGGCATCCTGACCGCTGCGGGCGGCAGCAACGCCCCGCAGGTGTTGCTGCTGGGTTCGGACCTGCTGCCGTCGCAGGTGCACCTGGTGGACGATGTGGCGGTGGCGCTGGGCGACGTGGTTCGCCGCGCGCACGAGACCTCGGGCCTGTCCATCGAAGCCTGGAACGAGCTGGACAGCACGATTCGCGAGGCCAAGCTGGCCGATGCCGTCGAGCAGCTGCGCTCCGAAGCCATCGCCGCGGCCGAGGTCAAGAAGGCTGCCGCGCCGAATTCTGGCGCCACCGGGGCCGGCATCGACAAGGACGCATTGATCGCCCGCGCCAAGGAGCTGGGCATCGATGCCAAGGGCAACTGGGGTGTGCCGAAGCTGCAGGCGGCCATCGCGGATGCCGAGAAGGCCAAGGCCGGCGCCGGCAACCCGGGCGGCGAGGCGCAGTCGTGAGCGTCTTCGACGAGAGCCGCGCCGCGCTGCGTGAGATGCGCGATGCCGAGCTGGATGCCGATCAGGCAACCGGCGACCTGAGTACCGCGGTGGGCGAGGGCTGACCATGTACGGCACGTTGGAAGACGCGGACAGCTACCACCAGGCGCGCGGTAATGCCGCCTGGGCAGCGGGATCGGAAGACGCCCGCACCGGCGCGCTCGTCCGCGCCACGGACTACATCGACGGCCGGTACCGGGTGCTTCTTGCCTCCGGCCGCTGGTCATCGATGTTCCCCGGCGTGCGCACTGCCGGGCGGGGCCAGCCGAACGAATGGCCCCGCACCGGTGCTTTCGATTACGACGGTGACCAAATCCAGCCGGATGAGATCCCGGACGAGGTCGAGCGGGCGACCTACGAGGCCGCGCTGCGCGAGCTGGTCAACCCCGGCAGTCTCTCCCCGGACTTCGTCGCGGTGGAGCAGGTCACCAAGGAGAAGGTGGGCCCGATCGAGGTCAACTATGCCGACGGCTCCAAGGCCGGCGGTGCGACCCCGAACCGTCCGATCATTTCCGCGATCGACGAGATCCTGGCGCCGCTGCTGCGGACGCCGGCCGTCGGCCCAGCGGTGCGGGTCGTATGAACGCGTTCTATGACCGCATGCAGGCCACGGCCACGCGGCTGATTGATCGCTACGGCTATGCCACGCAGTTGGAGCGAGACGGCGCGCCTACTGGGCCGCCCCACAATCCGCAGCCGGGCACGCCGACGCGGCACGACTGCAAAGCGGTGGAGCTGGAATACAGCCTCACCAACCGCGACACCACGCTGGTGCAGCAGGGCGACAAGCTCGGCCTGATCTCCACCGCGATCGATATCGCGCCGACCATGGATGACCGGATCCTGCTGGGCGGCGAGCCATTCCATTTCGTTGACCTGCAGCCGCTGTCGCCGGGTGGCCAGGTCCTGCTCTACGAGTTCCACGCCCGACGCTGATGGCCAAGCTGACCTCCCGAGAACTGGAACTGCTGGCTCGCCGGCTGGAACCGGAGCTGCGCAAGGCGTTCGTGCAGGCCATCGTCGCTGCGCGCAACGACGCCGCGGTGCAGGCTGTTGCTGAGCTGCTGCGCGCTGGCCGCGTGGAGCAGGTGCTCACGGCGCTGGGCATGGATGCCGCCCGTTTCTCGCCTCTGGCCGAGGCGGTGCGCTCTGCATTCGTCGCTGGTGCTGGTGCCGGCATCCAGGAAATCCCACCGGTGCGGCTGTCGCTGGATCCGATCATCACCGGGAGCTACCGGCCTCGATCGCCGTCGCCGGTGCTGCGCGCCAGCTTCGACCTGCGAAATCCGGCGGCGGAGCGGTGGCTGGCCACCAACTCGTCGCGGCTGGTCACCGAGATCATTGAGAGCCAGCGGCAGGTGATCCGGGGTGTCCTGCAGCAGGGGATGATTGCCGGCCGAAACCCACGACAGACCGCGCTGGACATCGTTGGCCGAGTAGGAGAGACCGGGCGGCGCTCAGGTGGTGTCGTTGGCCTCACGTCGGAGCAGAGCCAATACGTGATCAACGTGCGCGCGCAGCTGGCCAGCGGCGACCCGAAGGTGATGGCGGCGTACTTCGATCGGCAGCGGCGGGACAAGCGCCTGGATGGCATCGTCAAGCGGGCCATCGCCGCCGGCAAGCCGGTGTCGCAGGCCGACATCGACAAGATCGCTGGACGCTATGCAGAACGCTTGCTGGCGCTGCGTGGCGAGATGATTGCAAGGACCGAGTCCATCGCCTCGCTCAACGCGGGCAGGGAAGAGGCCTACCGGCAGCAGATCGAGGCTGGCAAATTGGCGCCGGAGAACGTGGAGTGCACCTGGTCAGACACCAACGATGACCGGACGCGCCACAGCCATAGAGCAATGAACGGACAGAAGCGCATGTTCGGTGAGCCCTTCCAGGCCCCGAGCGGTGCACTGATGAACTATCCCGGCGATACGAGCCTGGGGGCAGGGCCCGAGGAGACGATCGGGTGCCGCTGCATGAAGCAGTACCGCATCAACATGGCGGCGGAGGTGCTGCGTGGCCAACAAATTCGGTGACCAGGTGAAGGCATTTGCCGAGAAAGCAAAGCAGCGCCAGCTGGCCATCTTCCGCGAGTCAGCCCAGCAGGTGATGGAGGAGGCGAACACACCGGAGGGTCAGGGGGGCAAGATGCCCGTCGATACTGGGTTCCTGCGCAATTCGTCGGTGGCATCAACGGAAGGCCCGCCCGACGGCGCCGGCGGCGATCCCGCGCTGGTGTTCTCAACGGTGGAGCTGGGGCAGACCGTGTGGGCGGGCTGGACCGCTGCCTACGCGCTGCGCATGGAGCACGGCTTCTACGGCGAGGACAGCCTGGGCCGGGTATACGCGCAGCCCGGCAAGGGCTTCATGCGATCTGTTACCCAGAATTGGATCTTCATCGTGGACCGCGTGACCAAGTCGGTAGGGGACAGGATCAAATGAGCGACACGGAGATCTATGACACCTTCGCCGGGCTGGTGGGCGCTTTCGCCGCGGCCCAGAACCTGCCCTGCTCCTACCCGGCGCTGGGATTCAAGCCGCCGGCCACCGGTGCATGGCTGGAGCTGCAGTGGTTCCAGAACGAGACGCAGAACTACGGCCTGGCCGATGACGGCCCGTCTCTGAAACAGGGTTTCGGGCAACTCTCGGCCTGCTATCGGCCGGGGCAAGGGATCATGGTTGGTACGCGCATCACTGACGAGATCATCGCGGCCTTCGCCAAGGGCACGACCTTCGCAGGCATGCGGGTCTACCGGAAGCCGTGGACCTCCGCCCTGATCCAAGACCCGGAGCGGATCATGCACCCGGTGACCATCAGGTGGCGGGGGTTTGTGTCGGGGTAGAATCCGGCCATGAGCCCCAAGCCGCCCAACCTGCACCTGGTCAGCAGCAGCGAGATCCCTAACGAGGGTGAGCTGCAGGCCATGCGCGATGCCATCACCCGCATGAAGCGGAACCGGCAGCTGCTGGACGAGTTCTGCGCCGAGCAGGCGTGGTTCGTCCGGGCGGAGTACTTGGCCTACGTGGAAGCCGGATTCACCCGGCCGCAGGCCATGCAGCTGGTGGCGGCGAAGTTGACTCCGCCGCGAAAGTAACCGAGTGTTTACTCTTGATTCCAACGGGTAGGTAAATGAGTAAGCACGTCGTGGTCTTTTTTGAGAACCAGCCGCTTGTAACAGAGCACGGATTAATCAACCGGCGGATCGCGCTGGATTTCACGCCAAGCCGCTCACCGGCGCAGCTCGGTGACCTGCATGGCGCGACGGGTGAGTTGAGTCACCAACTGTCGTTGAAGATGGGAGTGCCGAGTGTCCCGGTAACTGTCGAGCGGATCTCGGATTCTTCGGTACGGATCTTGGGTGTACATCCTGGGAATCCTAGCGAGCGTATCCCGCTCTACCATCTGCAAGGCGCTGACGAGATTAAGGAGGGAATGAGCTTTCTCCTCACCTCGGCTACGGATCCTCAACAGCGAACGTTCGTTCTGACTGTGGAGAGTTTGTCGAACTAACGCAGTGCTATCGACCCAGAAGGGCCCGCCGAAAGGCGGGCCTTTTGCTTTTCCAACGACCCCGCCCCGTGGCGGGTTTTTTTACGCCCATCGCGAGGAGACCAAGGCCATGGCCGCTGAAGCAAAGACCAACGCAGGCTCGAAGCTGTACATCTGCGTTACCCCCCAGAACGAAGACCTCACCCAGGCCGAGTTCGCTGCGTTGACCTATGTCCAGGTGAAGAAGGTCGGCAATGTCGGTGAGCGCGGTATCAACACCAACATCGTCACCTACGACACGTGGGACACGCAGGTGGCCCTGAAGGGCAAGGGCATCACCAATGCCGGCGACCCGCCCGTGGAAGTGGCGGAGGACCTGGCCGACCCCGGCCAGATCGCCATGCGCGCCGCTGGTGCGCCGAGCGTTGCCGACGCCTACGCGTTCAAGGTCGAGCGTGCCGACGGCTCCGTCGAATATCTGCGCGGCTTGGTGGCGGGTCCGAACACCCCGGGCGGCCGCAACGAGGACTTCGTACTGAACACCTACGTGCTGGGCCTCAACCAGGTGCCGATCCCGGTCGCCGCCCCGGTCACCCCGTAACCGAACACCGGCGGGGTAGGGCGCGCGCCTGAAAGGCTGCCTGATCCGACAGCTTCCCCGCCGGTTCCTTTTCGGATCGCACCAAAGGATCACGACATGAACGACCTGAGCACCATCGTCGCCGCCGAGCGCGTCATCGACATCAACCACCCGGTCAATGGCACCGCCACCGGGCTCCGCCTCACCCTCCTGCCGGAAACCCACCCGAAGGTGCGGGAGGCAGCTCGCAAGGCACTGAACGACCGCCTGCAGGGAAAGGGCAAGGTGACCGCCGAGAAGATCGAGGACAGCCGCCTGTCGATGCTGGTCGCCAGCATCGGCGGCTGGGAATGGAAGGGCGACGCCACCTTCGAAGGCGAGAAGCCGGACTTCACCGACACCAACCTGCGCAAGGTGATCCAGCGCCTGCCGTGGATCCAGGACCAGATCGATCAGGAGCTGGGCGAGCGCGCCGAGTTCTTTCGCGAGCCTGAAGAGCAGGCTGGCTGAAACCACATACCAGACCGTCCGCTATGACATGGCGGACGAGAACGGTGAAACACGCCGGCAGCGCAACGAGCGCTTCGGTGAGAAATCCCCCGACGTGGAGGTCCCCATGGAAGGGGCCCACGTCTGGGACTGGTTCTGGGCTCTCTCAGCACGACGCCGCTCTGGCCCGGAAGCGTTGACGTTTGCTGACGTCGGCGAATGGCAGCGACTGGTGATGGTCGACCTCCTTCCGCAAGAGGTGGAAATGCTGATGGCGATGGATGACCAGTACCTCCGCGCGGTGCGAGAGGACCAGGAAGCGGCCCGGGCCCGCGCACTCGAATCACAGAAGAACGGGAGTCGTTGAACATGGCTGATATTGCCGAGCTCGGTTACAAGGTCGACAGCAGCGGGCTGGTCGAGGGCACCAAGGCCCTGGACGACAACGCTGCGGCGGCCGAGAAGACCGGCAATGCCGCTGCACGGCTGGAGAAGGAATACCAGTCGATGTCGCGGACGGTGGACCAGTCCTCGAAGGCGCTGGGCGACCGTCTCGGCGGCGCGCTGGACCGGATCGGCGTGGGCACCGGCAGCGTCATTGCTGAGCTGCAGACGCTCAACAGGACGCAGAGCGAGGTGCTGGCGGCACTGGGTGGCCTGGACACCAGGCTGACCGGCACTGCCTCGGCGCTGAAGGCCTATGAATCGGCCGGGCAGCAGGCAGCAGCTGCCGTCACCTCCACGGCCACGGCAAGCCAGCGCCTGGAGACGGACCTTGCGTCGCAGGAGGCTCGGTACCGGTCGGTTGCCCGCGAGGCCGTTGCGTATGCCGAATCGATGCGAGGCGCCAACCTGTCTGATCGTGCGTTGGCGGAGGCGGCACGCGAGGCCACCTCGGCGTATGACTCCCGCGCTGCTGTGACGGCACGGATGGGCACGGAGCAGGAGCGTCTGGCCGCTCGCGCGAAGGGCCTGCAGGAGGCCGAAGCTCGTGCCACCAATCAGGCCAAGGACGCGGCCCGCGCCACACAGGCGCAGGAGCTCAACCTGAAGAAGCTGCTGGGCCAGATCGATCCGACGGTGGCCGGGTTGAACCGCCTCGCGGACATGGAAGACCGGCTGGTCAAGGCGCGAGATCTGGGGCTGATCAAGCCGCAGGTGTTCCAGCAGTACCAGGCGCAGTTGGAGGCCACCCGCACCAAGACCCTTGCTGCAGCACAGGGCACCGGCACGCTGTCGGGCCAGCTCGGGCAGCTGAACCTTCGGTCCGTGGAGACGCAGCAGTCATTGGTGTCGCTGATCAGGTCGCTGGCCACCGGCGATATCGGCCAGGCGCAGTCGTCGATCACCTCACTCACGGCGCGCACGGGGGCGCTCAGCAGCGCCTTCACCCTGACCGGCCTCGCCGTAGGCGGCACGGTCGCGGCAATCGCAGGCGTCGCTGTGGTCGCTGCCAAGGGCTACATGGAGATGCGGCAGCTGGAGGGAATCGTGACCGCCACCGGCAACGCGAGTGGATACACCACCGACCAGCTGATGAACATGCGCTCCGAGCTGGGCAGCGCTACCGGCAACTACAAGGACGCCAGCGCAGCGATCAGCATGCTGGTGTCCGAAGGACGAGCCAGTGGCCAGGCGCTGGAGCTGATCGCGTCCTCGGCGGTGAACCTGTCCACGCTCACCGGCAGCTCCATCAGCAGCACCGTCAATGAGATCGAGACGCTGGCGACGGGCGGAGCGGACGCGCTGGTGAAGTTGAACGACCGCTACAACTTCCTGACCCCGGAGATCTATCGACACATCGAGGCCGTGCGCGAGCAGCGCGGCGATTACGCCGCCACCCAGTCCGCTCTGGAGCAGTTCGACCAGGTGATGAGCGATCGTGCCCAGAACATGGCCGAGAGCGCTGGCGTGGTGGAGCGGGCATGGAAGGGCGCGCTGGCAGCCTTCCGGGGCACCATGGAGGAGGTCAAGTCCATCGGCCGCAACGACTTGGACAGCCAGATCGGTCGTCTGAAGGATGACCTGGCGTTCTTCCAGACCCTGCAGCGTAGCCCGATCCCTGGCGATGCCAGCCGAGGCAATGCAGGCGTGCAGGAGATGCAGAAGCGCATCGAGCAGCTGGGCCAGTGGAAGCAGGAGCTGGACGACGGCGCCAAGATCCTCGGGCAGATCCGGCAGCACGACAAGGACGTGGTGGCCACCGAGCGGGAGATGGCAAGGGAGCGCACCGCCGCCGATGAGGCGTTGAAGGGGCGTCTGGCGGGGATGGACCGAGAGGCGTCCAAGCTGCTGGCACGCAACAAGATCATCGAGACGTACAACAAGCTCGCTGACAACGACAGCCGGCACTTCGACGGGTCCATGCAGCGGCTCATTGCCCGGTCGAATGCGGACATCGACAAGCAGTTCAACAAGCGCGACGGCGTGGGCAAGAAGAACGCAGACGACAACTCGGTGCAGACCTTCATCGCCAACGTCGAGCGGCAGATCACCGCCAACCAGCAGCTGGCGGAGAGCGGCGACAAGGTCACGGCCAGCGACCGCATGGTGATCCAAGCGCGCCAGATGCTAGCCGACAAGACCAACAACATGACCGCGGCGACCCGCCGCCTGCTCGAGGCCGTGATCCCGCAGCTGCAGGCGAGCGATGAGGCCGCGGTCAAGGAACAGCAGCGCCGGAAGGACATGACCGCCAACATCGCGCTGACCGAGCGCCTGACACAGGTGGAGAAGTTGCGGAGCCAGCAGGCTGACGCAGACCTCCTGGGCATTGGGCAGGGTGCGGATGCCTCGGAGATGCTGCGGCGCCAGCTGGAGATCCAGCGGCAGTACCTGCAAGAGCGGGAGAAGCTGGAGAAGGCGCAGCGCGACAAGAACACCGCGCTCAGCCAGGCCGAGTACCAGGGCCAGGTCACGATGCTGGAGGCCAGCCTGCAGCGATCTCTGGACATCGAGCGGAACTACCAGGAGCGCCGGGCCGCGATGCTCGGCGACTGGCGAAACGGGATCAACAGCGGCTGGGCCGACTACGTGGCCGCCGCCGGCAGAGCATCGGAGCAGTCGGCAGGGCTTCTGTCCAACGGTCTATCCAGCGCTGAGGATGCGTTCGTGAAGTTCGTCCAGACCGGCAAGTTGTCGTTCCGTGACTTGGCCAACTCGATCATTGCCGATCTGGCGCGTATCGCTGCCAAGCAGGCCATCGTCGGCATTGTGAACATGGTGGCTTCCGCTTGGGGCGGCGCCACTGGCGGTGGCGTCTCTTCCACGTACAGCGCGCAGAGCTTTGGCAACAACACAGGGTGGCTCAACGAGGGCGTCAACTTCGGTGGCGGCAGGGCCGCCGGCGGTCCGGTTCGGGGGTCTTCGCTGTACGAGGTGGGTGAGGGCGGTCGTCCGGAGCTGTTCGACGATGGGCGCGGCAAAACCTATCTCATCCCGGGAAACAACGGTCATGTCATCCCAGCTGCTCCAGCTGCTGCTGGCGGTGGCGTGGGCAACGGTGCAGCACCAGTGAATGTGGTGGTGAACATCGCCAGCGATGGCACTACCGAAACGGACGGGGATACCGCGTTGATGCAGCAGTTCGGCCATGAGCTGGGCAGGTTCGTGGAGGTGAAGTATCGCGAGCTGCAGACCAAGGACATGCGGCCGGGCGGCCCGCTGCACGCGCTGGGAGCTGGCCGATGACCGACACCTTCATCTGGAAGCCCACAAGCAGCGGCGCGGGGACTGCCAACTCGAAGGTCAAGCGGGCAGTTTTCGGTGACGGGTACAGCCAGAGCGCCCCGGACGGGATCAACCCGCGCTCTCGGAGCTACCAGCTCACGTTCACCGGCACGCATGAGCGCATCGACCAGATCATCTCCTTCCTGGATGCCCATGTCGGCCGGTCCTTCTTCTGGACAGGCCCGCGCGGCACCGCCCTCTACTACTGCGATACCCACACCGAGCCGTTCGCCAACGGCTTGGTGCACACCATCACCGCCACCTTCGAACAGACGTTCCAGCCGTAAGGAATTCCAATGGCACTTAATCCGATCGACACCACAACCGACCATGGAAGCTACAAGGGCGATCCCGCGCCGGTGGCTTTTGGCAAAGTCAACGACAACGATTCGTATCTAGAGGAGCTGGCGAATCGTGCAGTGCCAAAGACCGGCGGAAGCATGACTGGTTCGCTTCAATGGAACTTTGGCGGCTCGCAAATTCAGGTCGCAAATGGCGGAGGTGGGAACGCAATCCTCCAGGCATTGAACAATGCCGGAAACGCTCAGGCGCAGCTGGAAATGAGGGCGTTGAGTTACCAGTTCGCATCGCAGGGCACTGTCAACATCGCGGCGCCACAGCTTCGGGTTGAAGGCCCGAACATCCCGTCGGGCCAGTATCAGGGCTATATCCTGTCGCGTCTCAACGCTAAGCCCGGAGCGAATGCGGACTACTTGGACACCCAGTACTACCGGCAATCTGCTGGCGGGGGCACGTCGTGGTCGGACTTCAACTGGCGTGTCGGCCGAACGGTTGATGCTTCCGTAATCGGGTTCATTGAATGGGTTGGTTCAAATCGCTCGATTGTCATCAATACCGGCAGCGGGCTCTTTACGTTTCAGACCAATGGAAACGCCACCGCGAACGGAAGCTGGATCAATGGTGGTTCCGATCCTGAGATCAAGGCCACTGATACTCTGCGGCCCATCCAAGATGCAACCAAGGCGGTATGCGGGTTGACGGTTCGGCTGGGCAAGTACTTGCCCGAGTTCAATGACGATGAGCGCGATCGGGCATTCGTGATGGCCGATGACGCTATGCGGTCTAATACGCCGGAGGTGATTGTCGAGAATGTCATCCAAGAGCGCTACGCCGGTTGGGCTACCGACCAACTCATCGCCTATCTGGTGGCCGCATACCAGGAGGCGCGCCTTCGCGAGCTGGCGAGTCTCGAAAGAGTAGATGCCATGGAGCAGCGTCTGCAGGCACTCGAGCTCGCTGCATGATCACCGCAGATGCCCAGCAGCTGGAGCCAGGCGGCCGGGTCACCGTCTACGAGCTGGACGCCAGCAGCTTCGGGGCGGACCAACTGTTCTTCCACCAGCACCTGCAGACCGGGGTGATCTGGTGGCAGGGGCAGGAATACGGGGCTTGGCCGATCGAGGCCACCGGCTTTGCCAGGACCAGTGATCAGCCGCCCATGCCGCGCCTGCGAGTGGGCAACGTCGACGGCCGTATCGCTGCGCTATGCCTGATGTTCGATGACATGGTCGGGGCGCGCATCATCCGGCGGCAGACGCTGGTGAAGTACCTGGACGCGGCGAACTTCCCTGGCGGCAATCCTACAGCCGATCCCAACGAGCACTTCCAGGACGATATCTGGTTCATCGAGCGCAAGGTGTCGGAGGACAAGGAAGCTGTCGAGTTCGAGCTGACCACGGCGATTGATCTCAACGGTGCTCAGCTCCCTGACAGGCAGATCATCGCCGGCGTCTGCGGCTGGCTGATCCGTGGCGGTTATCGTGGCCCCTACTGCGGGTACAACGGGCCGGCGGTTGCCGACGCCAATGATCTGCCCACGGGCGATCCCGCGCGCGACCAGTGCGGGGGCAGGGTGGGTAGCTGCAAGATGCGCTTCGGTGCGGACAAGCCGTTGCCATACGGTGGCTTCCCGGCGGCCGGCCTGCTTCGCACCTGAGCCACGGCGCAAGCCGCTGTAAAGCTGACCCAGCTTCTATAGATCCACCACCAGGCCCGCCCAGTGCGGGCCTTTTCTATGGGCGAGACATGGAACAGAGCACCCTCCAGGCCATCCAGGCGCATGCCGTGGCTGAATACCCCCGCGAGTGTTGCGGGCTGGTGGTGGCCACCACCGTGGGCGAGCAATACCTGCCGTGCCAGAACACCGCAGAGACGCCCAGCGAGCATTTCCGGCTGCCGGCCGAGGACTATGCCAATGCTGAGGACCAGGGCGAGCTGCTGGCAGTCGTGCACAGCCACCCCAACGCTCCGGCCACAGCCTCACATGCCGACCGGGTCATGTGCGAAGAGAGCGGTCTGCCGTGGCACATCATCAGCGTGGGGCAGGTCACCGGCGCCGATCCCGAATGCGGCGATGTCCAGACTATCCAGCCGAGCGGCTACGTCGCGCCTCTGGTGGGCCGGCAGTTCTCCCACGGCATTCTCGACTGTTACACGCTGGTGCGTGACTTCTATGAGCGCGAGTTGGGGATCCAGCTCAGCCAGTACGATCGCGATGACGAGTGGTGGGACAAGGGGCTGGACCTCTACAGCCTTGATCGGCTTCGCGCCGAGGGTTTCGACCTGATCGATGGCGAGCTGAAGCACGGCGACATGGTGTTGATGCAAATCCGGTCGCCCGTGCCCAACCATGCCGGTGTCTACCTCGGCGATGGTCAGCTCCTGCATCACATGCATGGGCGATTGTCCGAGGTCATCACCTACGGTGGCATGTGGACCGAGCGGACCCGATACATCGTTCGCCACAAGGAGGCACGTCATGGCTGAGCGCCTTCGCACCATTCGTCTCTACGGAAAGCTGGGGGCGCGCTTCGGGCGCAAGTTCCGCCTGGCAGTGAGCAGCCCTGCTGAGGCCGTGCGCGCGCTCTGCGCGATCCTGCCGGGCTTCCAGCAGTACTTGGCTCGCGCCAAGGAGAACGGAATGGCGTTCGCGGTCTTCGTCGGCAAGCAAAACCTGACGAGGGAACAGCTGCACGACCCGCCCGGCCAAGAGGACATTCGCATCGCCCCGGTGCTGACTGGCAGCAAGCGTGGTGGTGTGCTGAACATCATCTTGGGCGTGGTGCTGATCGTCGTCGGCGTCTACACCGGCAACGCGAACCTGATCTATTCGGGCGCGGTGATGGCAATCGGTGGCGTCGTGCAGATGTTGGGACCTCAGCCGAAAGGGCTGGGCGCACAGGACAGCGTCGAGAATCGCCCGAGCTACAGCATGAACGGAACGGTCAACACTCAGGCCCAAGGCAACCCGGTGCCGGTGGCCTACGGCGGCCACGATAGCAAGGGCATGCTGGTGGGCTCGGCCGTGATCAGTGGCGGCATCATGGCGGAGGACCAGCTTTGAACGTTCCGGTTGCAACGAGGGCATTGGCCCACGACGTGCGTCAGGCCGTGCGACTGGCCGGCGCTGGCGGCAAGGGCGGTGGTAATGCCCGCACGCCGGTTGAGACCCCCGACAGCCTGCACTCAATGGCTGTGGCTCGGATCATCGATCTGGTCAGCGAGGGCGAGATCCGTGGGCTTGTCGCTGGTAACCAGTCGATCTACCTGAATCAGGTACCGATCCAGAATCCGGATGGGGTGCTGAACTTTGCCGGCGTCAGCGTGGATACGCGCTCTGGCACGCAGGACCAGGACTACATCCCCGGGTTCCCATCGGTAGAGAATGAGGTCTCGGTCAACGTCGAGCTGCGTAGCGATCAGCCGGTTGTCCGCACTGTCAGCGGCACCGATTTGTCTGCCGTGCGCATCCGGTTGGCCGTACCTGCTCTGCAGGAGGTGGATAGCAAGAACGCGGATCGAAAGGGGTACTCCATCAGCTACGCGGTGGACGTGTCGGTCGACGGCGGCGCGTACTCCACCGTGCTCAATGATGCGATCACCGGCAAGACGACCACTCAGTACGAGCGCAGCCGCCGCATTGATCTGCCAGCGGGTTCTCAATGGCAGATCCGCATTCGCCGACTGACCCCGAACCAGAACAACTCGCTGATCTCGGACGTCGTCAACGTGCTCTCGATGACTGAGATCATCGACGTCAAGCTGAGGTATCCGAACAGCGCGCTGTGCGCGGTGCAGGTAGACGCGAGCCAGTTCCAGAACATCCCGTCGCGGTCCTATCGTATCTGGGGCCGGATCGTCCGAGTCCCGAGCAACTATGACCCTCTGACACGGTCGTACTCGGGCGTCTGGGATGGCACCTTCAAGTCGGCATGGACCAACAACCCCGCATGGGTGTTCTTCGACATCGTCACGAACGACCGCTTCGGCCTCGGCAACCGCCTCCCGCTGGACTGGGTGGACAAGTGGCGCCTTTATCAGATCGCCCAGTATTGCGATCAGCTTGTGAGCGACGGCATGGGTGGCCAGGAGCCGCGGTTCACCTGCAGCTTGTACCTCCAGACCCGGTCCGACGCCTACAAAGTCCTGCAGGACATGGCGAGCATGTTCCGCGGCATCAGCTTCTACGCGGCTGGCCAGGTGATGGCCGCGGCGGATATGCCGAAGGACCCGGGCGCTACCTTTAGCCAGGCCAACGTCGTCGATGGCAAGTTCCGCTACGAGGGCAGTGGCCGGAAGGCTCGCCATACCGTCGCGCTGGTGTCGTGGACCGATCCGGACGACTTCGGCCGCCAGAAGGTTGAGCCGGTGCAGTTGTTGGGCGCGGTGGCGCGCTACGGGGTGAATCAGACAGAGGTGACGGCTATTGGCTGTCACTCCAAGGCGCAGGCCCAGCGCGTGGGCAACCACATCCTCTACACCGAGA